CTGCGGCAACGTTTTGAAATGTTGTGCCACCAATGTGCATTGCGGCCATGTATTCGCCCGGTGTTGGCAAATTAAATTTACGTGCAGGTTGCGCCCACAATTTTTCTGTGGTTGCTTGCGCTGCCTCGACTACTGCTGTTTCGTTTTTGTCGGTCATGTCATTGTCCTTTGTTGTGTCTTGTTCTGATTGTATAGCACTTGTCAATTCAGTTTCGGGGATACCTTCGGCTACCTCGTCGGGTGCGCTGGCCGCAACCTCGGTAATGACTGCACCGCTGAACGCGCCCTCGCTGACCAACGACAATTCTTGCCACGTGGCCGCCTCTACGATCATCACGCCTTCCTCGTCGTAACTAAATTTTGTTGGGGTTACGCCTACCGATACTGCGTCAATAACGCCGTCATTAGCCAGCGTCAAAGCTTCATCGCCTAGTCGAGTGGCGCTGATCTTGGCCGTAAACATCATGCCCTGTGGCGTGTCCACGCGCTCGACTACTTTGCCGACAATCTGATTGCTGTCATGCTGCATAAATAGTTTCGGGTCGCGCCCCGTGACTGGCAACGACCCTTGCAAAAATCGTACCTTAGTGCCGTCATTGACGGTTGCTGTCTCGTCGTATGTGACGGCTACGCCTGAGATTGAGCGCGACGGCAAGCCCTCTGCCGCCGCTGCATCAACCGTGATCTGTGAAGGGGTTAATCGGATCATGTTGGTGATACTACTCTTTCGTTTGTTTCGGTGTTGTCATAGTCGCCCATTGCGTACTCGCCTGACAAATATTGTTGTACGTCAAATTCAACAAACGTTCCATTAGGAAGAATGTTGTTTTGGCTTAATGTGCCAGCGATGCAATCTGCGTAAGCGCGTACCCCGAATGTCCACAAATCCATGCGCGCTTCAGCGCTCGACTGGTACGAGTACGAGCCAACCGATACGCCTGCAAGGTACGGCGGAATGTTGCAAAGACGTGCCATTTCCATTGCCTGAAATTCGGCGCTGTCAATTAAAAGCATTTTGTCAGGGCTAGTCGCGGTTTCTGTGTACGACACAAACTCGTTAAGCGCTGCAGTCTGATTAGTTTCACGCGCCGCATTAAACGCCGCTGCAAGATCGGCTAACTCTTGAGCGCTTAAAGGCTCGCCGCCTGTCTGTCGCAAAATGCCAGCCGGGATTGCCGACGACGAATTGCGGTAGCGTGCGCCCTCAAGTTTTAACGCTGTAGCAACTGATTGTTCGCTCATATAAATAATGCCTTGTATTGGCGACAAAAATTGCACAACGTCGTTTGGGTCTAAACCGCCACCGTTAAACACGATGTCTTTTGACGGCGCAAACCAAACTGGCCCAGCCTGATCAAGTGTTTGCACCATTGCTGCAGGTAGTCGAGTGTACGACGCCGGGTAGCCGTCAGCGGTGCGTGACGTGATGTACCAAAACGCGCGACCAAAAAAGAAAAGATCGTCAAATGTCCATGACATAATAAAATTATTTGGCAAAGTTGGGTCTATACGTCGCAACCATGTGCGCGGCGCTAACGGCATCTTTTCTATTTCTTGACCGTTCCACATTTCCGTGTACATCTTTAAATTCATGCAACCAATGACGCTTGCCATAAGATCGCGCGCTCGACTAATTGTTGGCACACTCATTGCACGATTGCGTGCCGTGCCTTCAACGTAAGAATAATATTGACCGACAAGTTGTGCGCCAGCATTGTTGTTTTGATAAAACGTGCCACCCGCTGCGGCTGCTTTAGTTGGCTGCGGTGAAATAGCCGCCTTTTTTATTGACTTGTTAAAGATTGCCATTTGCTAAGTATGCCACCAAACCATTTGCGCGTTGTGTATAGGTGGCCGCCGCAAACGTAACCGAGAAAGCATAGGTAAACGACGGCCACCCGTTTTGCATACTAGCCACTAGCCACAACGATCATAGGTTTACCTGTTGCTGTAGGTCGGCTTGCAAGTGCGGCGCACCAAACTAAACATCGTGCTAACTCGATCGGGCCGGGTGATCGTTGGCTGGATAGTGCGATACTGTTTTGTGACCGTACTGCGACGGCGCGTTGTACGTGTTCAGCCAACATGTTTTCGCCTGTATGCCACAACAGTTTTTCGTGAATCATTGACTTGATGCGCGGCGTAAATTTAAGTATCTCGCCATAGCCGACAATCGCGCGACGACGCTCTAACACCAACGGCCAATGAATATCTATTGACGGTGAGATCGCAAATTTGATTGCCGTGTTTTTGGCTAGGCGCTCAACGTGTTGCAACATCTCGTCGTATGTGTCGCACACAAACTCGACTGTTACGACGGTGCGCCGATCGTCAAGCACTACGGCTCGAGTAGCAAAGTAGCGGTCGTCGGTCAGCGATGTTTCTATTGCAATCGTGCCGCCGTCGGGCATCGGGTCTGTGTATTCCAGCTCAGGCCACAAACCCGGCTGTATCCATGACTTGTCGCTGGCTACCCAAAGGTTGCACGACGCGCGCAAGAATGATGCGCGGTCAGGGTTTTCGCTTTCAGCTTCAATTGTTTTTAGGGTTAAGGTTTTGCCTAGCGCTGGGTTAGCCCAACCCCACGCGCGACTGTCCATAGGCGATATGTCAGGCGGTGGTGACCACTCCGCAAAATACAGCGATGACGGTTCACCACGATCTATAGACCTAAGACCCTGTTCTCTCCAGCGCGTCATCGCGGTGCTGGCCTCTGTCCCCGCTGTTGACCAAGCACTCAAAAGTGGCGAACGTCGAGCGCGCTGAGCAGGTAGTAAACCGCCGTCAATAACCGTTGACCCAATATCCCAAATTTCGTCAGCTACGATCAAATCGCAAGACATACCGTGACCGACACTCGAGTTGGCTGCACGAATAAACCACTTAGACCCGTCAGGCATAGTGACCTGATTACGGCCATAAGACCGCATGAGTTTTGCACCGAACCGCAATGAAAGAATGTCGGCAAGTTTGTCGTAGAGCATTACGGCGAGGTCAAGACGGTGGGCTGTAGATAACACGGTTTGCGGTAGCGCCCGGTGTTTAGGCATCTCAGTCAGCCACCAGCCGACAAGCGCTGTCAACGCAACCGTCTTACCGTTCTGTCTAGCCGTGCTGACCATAGACATACGATGCAAAAAATCCCCGTCGCCGTCAAACAACAACTGACCGTCAAGCACACGCTGTTGCCAAGGCATCAACTCCATACCAAGATGCTGTAAAGCCCAGCCCCCCACCTCAGCCCCAAACGAACCGCTTGCATCAGGCCACACAGTTTCCAGTCGAGGCTGATCTCGGCCAGTTACCGCCAGTTCAGGCTGGTTAGGGTCATCTGAGATAATCCTGAGTTGGGTCGGGGTGAATAATTTTTTTTCAGTAAAAAACGGTTTGTGTGTTTCTCGTATTCCGTTTTGTCTCATGGCTTCTGCTCGTATTGTTTGTCGCATTTCGTTGCGTTGTGTTACGTAGCGGTGTCCGAGTGTGTTGTTGCATTTAAAGCATATGCCTCGTAAGTTTTCTAACTCGTGGCCGCCACCTGCATCTACTGGAATGATGTGGTCAACTTGTGTCGAGGGTTGTCGGTTGCAGACGGTGCAGGTTGGCTGCTCTCGTAGTACGACTGGTCGGTTGCGCTGGTAGTCGGCGTGATCGTGCGCTCTGCTCATAATGCGCTAGCGCGCGCTGTCGCGCTTGCTCTCAGTTTGTAAACGCTAACCATGTTGTCAACCTTATGTCTGTTGTTTGTTTGTGGTATGTCAATCTATGTTGTGTGTGAGACCTAGTGCGCTAAGCCCCCCGTCGTCTGCCTTCACTCGACACCCTAACTCTTTAACGCATTTGCTTGACCACGTGTTACCACGCGTGTCATCTACCCACGTTGCCGTGTGTTACCAACCGCCATGCAACTGGCTTAGGTCATGCCCGTACTAATTAAATATTATTATTGCCGACGGAAACGGTGCTGACGATTGTTGATCGTCAAATTTCAATCGACCTTTAATAAACCGTATCTCGCTGGCCTTCATGCAATAGTCATGCCACCATTTAGTGTCAGTACGACTTGGTATTAACATGACGCAAGTTTTGCCTTTGTTGTGCTCTGCGTATGCTTTGGCAACCCATTTAGGTAACTCTCGACCATAAGGCGGGTTTACAAAGTTTGAATTGCCCCATTCGCTTTGCAAACCGTCAACCGTGTATTTAGGTGGGCACGGATCATGATCAAACTTAAATTCAGCGTCAAGCGTTTGGTACACGGCTTTTGGTGTTTTCCAATCCATACGCAATGAACTAAAATGCACGCTCATTGTGCGTGATCCATTATTAGCCTGCCAACAAGTTCTGCAACTTGCGGCACGATCGCATTGCCTAATCCTTTAAGTCTGTCCACCCTGTCGGAAACCCCATTAGCCACTCGACCCACGTTGGGTTCAACTTCCCACCATTGCCCGAAACCATTTGTCGTTTCTCGTCGGTTGTTATTTGACCAGACTTTATTCTTTGATCCAATATCTTTTGTGCGCCTTCGTTGCCCCAACTGCTTGCCGTCGGAGTTGGCCACATTTGCACCGAGTCGGCAAGATTGAGACTGTGCGACGTTTGACCTTTTTTTGACTTCCGACGACCCGTTGTCGTCAATTCTGCATTTGGGTGTTCTATTTCCTGTGTTGTTGGCGTAGGCCACAATGAATACCCGGTCTCTTTTGTGTGGCGCACCAATCGCGGCTGCAGGAATGACTTGCCATTCTGCGTCATACCCGATGCTGGCCAAGTCTGCGAGTACGTCACCGAACCCCATAGAGAGATGTCCTCGTACATTTTCCATGAGTGCGTATCGGGGTCGTAATAAGCAAATGGCGTTAAACATTGCTGGCCACAAATGTCGAGGATCGGTTGCGCCGCCTCGTTTGCCTGCGGTGCTGAATGGTTGGCAAGGGTATCCACCGCAAATAACGTCAGGTCGTTCAATGTTTGTCCAATCTACTTTTGTTATGTCACCTAAGTTTGGCACGTCAGGCCAATGTTTTTTTAACACTTTGCAAGCAAAATGATCTATTTCAGATTGCCATATAACTTTCATACCTGCACGTTCTAAACCTAAATCAAAACCACCAATACCACTAAATAGCGAACCGACTGTCAATGTCATTGTGGCTCACCTAGTTTTAGCGCGTCAATTACTCGACTGACATCACGTTTAGTTAAATCGCCTGTTGTGTTGATCTGACGGCCAAGCACGTTGCTGCAATACTCTTTTAGTTTGTCTTGAGCAATGTTTTGCCCGTTAGCCAGCGCACGCATCATGCCCAACTGTTTAGGCGTTGCATACTCCTGTACTGGTGCGTCGGGGAATGGCATCTCTACGTCGTGCATCGGCACAACAGGCGCTAGACGTGCAGGTGCTTGACGCTGTTGCGCTGTTTCAACCTCATCACGTGACGCAAGAGATTTGTTAGCCCCAATTCCCATATAAGCGATTGCGCGTCCAATGCAATGTGTGAATGCGTTTTCATTTTCACTCAGTTTGGTAAAACTGGTTCGACCGGGATATGGCTCACAACACGTTGCGACAACTGGTATCGGGTCATCAGGTGTACGCCAAATTGTTACGGTCGCTCGAATAAAGCAAGATTTGTCGGGCATCTCTATAACTTCGCGCGCTGTTTCTTGTATGCGTAATTCAGGCCAACGCTTAAACGCCATTTGCAAACGTGTTGCCACGTCAACATAATTGTCCATTGCAAAACTCATAACGATTGCCAAATTGTTAGACGTTGCGCGTGATCGTGTTCGCCGCCACGCTCAGCAAACGTAATCTCGCCTGTGTTTTTAATTACGCCGTTACGTTGCGCGACCAGTAGTCGAGCGGTCATGCCTTTAGTAACCGGGAATGACGCGCCAAGCTCGTACCAAACCTGATCGGCTGTAAAGCGTGGCAACATACGCGCCATTTTGCGTATCGCGTTATCTACCTGCATTTGTTGTTGCGGTGTCCATTTAACGTTTGCGCTGGCTTGGCTCTCAACCATTGCAACACGCATACGGTGTCGTTCGTGTTTAGTTAGCACGGTGCGCCCACCTCTCAAGTCGGCTGACCTCTGCGTCACGTTCTTTAACGCGTTCGTCAAGATCGGTGATGATGCTTAACAAATATTTGATTTCAATACGTGTTTGGTTTAGTACGTCAATTAGTTCTGCGTCGTCAAGTACGTTGCGGTCGTCAATTTCGTGCTGGATTGCTCGTAACGTGCTGCGCGCCGCTAACTCCCACGGCTGACGTATCGGCACTTTGTTTTGTGTAATTTGTTCCATGACGTGTTTAAGCGCTTGAAACTGTGGGTCAGTTCTTGGGTCGATGTTCTCGGTCATCTCTTGCCTTTCGTTTGTTGGTGACTGACATTATCAGGTAGGTGTACGCCGTCAAGACTGACGCTAAAAACAAATGTTTTAGAGTGACCATGCACGCCAGCCATTCGAGTATCTAAAGATTGCTAACGCGCTACGCAAATTGTCCTCTAAGTCAAACAGGTCGTCGCAGGTGCGTAGTAGGCCGTATGCCTGCAAGTAGCCGTTTGCGTAGTACGACGACGGTTTGCACCAAAAGTAGTTAATTTGCATAACGCCTGCGCTGCCGCCGTTTGGGTCAGTTGGATTAAACGCTGCAGGGTTGCACCTGCTTTCGCGGTAGGCGATTGCGACCAGTTGTGTCAGGTCTTGCTCAGCCCAGCCGACGTGTCGAGCCATGTCAAACACGGTCTGACACGCGTCAGGTTGCGTTATAGGCGTAGTTACGGGCACGGTGCTAGTAGTGCTAGGTATGTCAACTGGTCGGCCGTAACCCTCAAATACCTCGGGTTGTCTGACTGCTAGATCGTCGGCTGTTGGGGCAGGCGGCGGTGTCAAAATAAATATTGACGTGACGCTAATAAATAGCGATATTGCAAGTTTGCTGATGAGTGTCATAGTGACCTACTTTCTCGGTAGGTGACCAGCCTAAACAGATTTTGTTGCCTCTGTCGGTGATACCCC